AAAAGTATCGTTAATGGAAAACATACTCCAGAATATAAAACTTGGAATAAATGGAATAGAACTAATAAAGCTTTACGAGCACGACTAGATGAATTAGAACCTGGAGTTGAAATCCCTGGAGAAATAGCTCCTCCTTTCAGTGATGCGAAAGAACCAAGAGTTGATGATACAGGGTGGGTTGATGCTGATGGAAATCCTGTTTCTCCTGAAGATGTAAAACTAATTGAAGATGCACAGAGACAAGCAGAATTAGATCCTGATTCTCAATACAACCAAGATTTACGAGAAGAAGAACTTGGTGTTAGTGGTTTTGATACAGATGCAGCCACACGACAAGCCAAAGAAATGGCTGATGCTATTGAGTCAGGAGATGTTCCTTACTGGTGGGGGCCAGGTGATGATGCTTGGAAAGCTAAAGATGTTGAGTTCTGGGGAGGAGATAGAAAAAGAAAAGTAGATGAGAATGTAGCAGCAATGGTTATGGAAGGTCGTACTGTTAGTGAGATTATTGAAAACTTAAAAGGTAACAGACCTCAGAGAATACCTGGGGAAACAACCTTTCCATCAATAGCAGATGCAAAAGGAATTAGCCTTGCAAACTATAGAGGTGTTGACAAAGTAAAAGCTAAATTAAGAAGTTTGGTTGGAAAAGATTTTAAGTTTACAAATAAGTTAACAGGAGAAGAATCTATTCATCGTTATACAAGAGATGACTATGAACCTGTATATGAATTTATAGAATTAATGGGAGAAGAATTATTTGATGATGTTGTATTAAGTCTTAAGCAATTTTCAGCAGAAGGTAGATTTAACTTTGCAAGAAAGATTATAGAAATAAACAGGAGAACGATTGCAACAGGAGAGTTTAAAGATACTATGGTTCACGAATTATGGCACAGTTTATCTCGTTATTTACCTGCAAAAGATTTAAAAAGATATGCTAAAGAATGGAAAGGTGCAAAAGAAATATATATCAAAGACATGAAGAAAAAATTACTTATAGATCCTAACGGTAAAGATGGAAAAGTTTTAAGTGCAAAACAAGTTAATAAACTAAGAGAAGGACTTGTCTTACGAGGTAAAGAATTAGCAGAAGAAATGAGATTAAAAATGAAGAAAGAGCTTGGTGCAGAACCAGCAAGAGAAGATGTTCTTGAAGCCTTTACTAAAACTGCTGAAAGCAAAAGGATGCAGAAAACTTTTGATGAATTTGAAACTCATCGGGTAGCTCAAGCAGAATTAGATGGTTTTAGAACTGGTAAATATACAGATAAAAATTATAGATATGTCTCTGTAGATGAATATTTTGCAGAGATGTTAAAAGATCAATTCTTTTTACATATAGATAAAAAAGCACTTGCACCTGAAGGAAGTTTTAGAAGACTTCTTCAAGATGTTGGTATCTTCTTTAAAGAAATTTGGGTTCAAATACATGCAGCTTTAGGTGGCCCTAATACTGAAAAAATATTCAATGATTATTTAAAAGGAAGGAATAATAAGAAGCTAAGAAAATATGCACTGGAAAGTTATTTTGATCCTGATTGGGTAAAAGGAGTTGAAGCGACTGCAATGGTTGACGCTTTAGATGTTCTTATTGCAGGAGGAAGATCTGAAGTAGTAGAAAGATCTGCCTTTGATGATGTTTTGTTTGGAGATGGTATATCGGTAGATAAAAGAAAAGGAAAGAATCCAGATTATCCTTGGGATAATGCTCCTGGCTTTGATCGTGAACGTCTTGATGATGATCTCTTAAATACTTTTACAAGAATCCGTAATGGAGAAGAACGATTCATAGATATGGCTGGAACTCCGAAGCTAGAACAAGATATAACAACGCTTAGATCTCCTTCGGGAAGAGAATATTATTCAGATGCAAGTCAACCAGGATCTGATTTTGAAATAGTTTTAAATGCAATCACTAAAGAATGGGATCGACTGCTGGCAACAGGTATGCCATCTGTAAGCCCTAGAAAAATGGCACAAGAATTTGGAGCACTATTAAAGAAAGAAGGATTTAATGCTGAACAAATTCTTGGTGATAAAAATATAAAAGAAGCAACAGAACTATTCCAAAATAATGAACAAAATATCCAAAAACTAATACAAATAAAATGGGGGTTAAATATCACCTCTGAATTAGCAGCAAAAGCGGCAACAAAAGCAGCTAATGCAGCTAACAATTCCTCTATTGATAGGATTCTAGAAATCAATAATATGCACAGATACCTTAATGAAGCACTACGCTTTTCTAGGATTTATCAAATATGGACAAGAAGTGCAGGTCAATTACTACAAGCAGCACAAACACAAATTAATGCTCAAGGTATTACTGAAACATTAAAGAGACAAAGTTTAAGTTTCGATAACGCATCTGCTCTTGCTGAAGCAGCCAGAGTTCCAGCAGATGTTGTTTATACAAATCTTCCTCCTGAATACTTAAGAGCTTTAGATACAGGAGAGTGGACACCTAGAGCTGAATCTTTCTTATATCAGATTCAAACTCTTGCAATGGATACAAATACAGAACATGGACTAAAAACTATTCAAGATTTACTTGGTGCTCCAGATGCAAAAGAAGGTGTGAAACGAGCAAGGAATATAACTGATTGGGAAAAGAAAGGAAAAGGATTAGCTGTTTACTACGTTAATAACTTATTAAGTGCAGCTAAAACCTGGGCAGTACAAGGTTCTGGATTAGCAAGAACAGTCGCTGAACCTGCGTTCATGGGAGCTACTAACTTAAATCCGAAGATGATGCTACAACAATATAACTACATGATTAGAACTTTCTATGGCTCGTTAAAACTAGGTCAGAAAGCATGGATGACAGGACAATCCTTATACGATCCAAAGGTAAGAACAGGTGCGTGGGCTGGTGATATGACAGGACAAATAGATATGAATAATACTTATGCTAAAAATCGTGCTTATCAGTTAGATGATCCTCATCCTTCTTACGATTTAAACAATACTCCTTTTATTAATGAGTTAAAAAATAACCCTGCTCACCATACAGCAAATGTTTTATGGAGATTAGGTACTTGGAATATTAGAGGTCAGTTAGCTTTAGATACATTTACTAAAAGTTTGGCTGGTAATTCTCTTGCTTATGTTGTTGGACTAGATGAAGGAATGGTTCAAGGAGCTGCAAAAGGTTTACAAGGTCTCGACTTAGATAATTACGCAAAGCAATGGGCTGATGCAAAAGTAGAGTTCTACACTTTTGATGCTGTTATCAATGGAGAAACGATTGCAAATGCAATTATGAAAGATGAAACAGCTTTACAGATAGGAAGAATCCTTACTTTTACAGACGATGTAAGAGCAAAGATGCCAAATAGAACAAAGAGATATGGAATTGAATTAGCAAAAGCAAGAGGAATGGTTGATGAAAATGAGATTGAACAATTTGCTAAAGCTTATAGAAATGGAGAACTTGAAGGAGCACAGAAGCAATGGAATAGATTTACAAGATCTGCTGATGGAGCAATTCAAGATGCAGATAACTTACAAAACCTTCCAGGTGTAGGAGAACTCACTCCAACATTGACTTCTGCTTGGTCACAAGTACCTCAGTTCTGGGGAAAAATGCAGTCAGCTAAACATGGTTATCTTGCAAGCTTCATTCAACCTTTCAATAGATCTCCTGGTGACATCACTAAGCAATGGGTAAGAATGATTCCTGGTTTAAATATGACAGTCGATACTTTCTATAGAGATCTATTTAATGAGAATGTTTATTTAAAAAATAGATGGAAATCAGAAGTAGCTATCGGTACTACAACAGGAGGTTTATTTGCAGCGACTGTTTTAAATAATGATGAGTTCCCTATTGAATTTACTGGGTATGGGCCAAACAATCCTTCTATGAGAAAAGAATGGACTGATGGAGAAAGACCAGCTTTATCTTGGAGGACTAGAGGTAGAGATAGAGATGGGAATCCTGTATATGGTGAGTGGCACTCTTATAGAGCATTTGAACCAGCTGCTACCTTTATCGGTGGATTAGCTGACTACAAGATGTTATATGCAGATATGTCAGAGAAAGAAAGAAAAGATTTAATAGCAGGATTCTCTATGTCTACAGCAGCTCAGGTGATGTTAGGTAGATTTAATTCTACTTATTACAAAGGTATTGTTGAATTTATAGATGCAGTTGCTGATGTAATGCCTATTACTAATGGTGGCTTTATGAAGAGGGAATTAGAACCTTCAGAACGAAATAAACTATCAAGATATATGCAGCGATTTGTTACTAACTTCATTCCAGAGTCAAGTCGTTTAAGAGAAACGAGCAGAGCTATGGATAGATATAAGAGAACTATTGACAGTTCTGTTGCTCCAATTCAATCCTTTGATGAAGCAGATGAAGGACTTGTTAAAACAAGAGATGCTTTAGGTCGAATAATTTATTTAAAAGAAACAGATGCAGAGTTCCAAGATGGCAATCCTTTAATGACTTGGGTAGCTGGTTATTGGAGACAGCAGATAGATGAAATAAAAAATACAATCCCTGGTTTCTCTGAAGATCTTCCTGAAAGAATTAACTGGGTAACTGGCTTACCAATTAGAAATGCTGGTTTCTTAGGTAGCAATCAACTTCCTTATGATGATGCACCTTGGTTGTCAAGATTAACAGGAGCTTATTTTGGAACTTTAACTGGTACTCCTAGTGAATTTGGAATAGGTGCAAAAGGACATGAGTTTGATCCTAGAACTCCTAATCAGAAGAAGAAAGGAACTATAACTACAAATTATAAAGCTGCATTAGTTAATGATGAATTGATTAAACTTTCAAGAGCAGGAGCTACTTTTCCACCACCAAGACCTAGTGACTTTGGACAAGGGATAAGGCTTAGTGCACCAGCCTTTAGGCAGTATAAAGAATATATTTATTCAGTTAAATTAGGTAAGTATGGTAACTTAACATTAATGGAAGCTTTATATAATAAAATGAGATCTAAGAATGAATATCAAAAGTTTAAATATATTATTCATCCTATTAAAGATGCTGATGCAAGAACAGGTTTTGCTAAAAATGAAATCATCCAAGAGATTATGAACGACTTTAAACATAAAGCGAAGAAGAAGTTTAGAGAAGATCCAACAAATGAATACAGAATGGAAGTTGTTTTAACAGAAAGACAAATCAGAGCAGCAGAAGAATTGCAAGAAGAACAACGAAGAGGAGGTCGATTAGACCCTATCTATGAACAAAGCGATAGTATGGGAACAAGTACCCAAGAATTTACTGCTCAACTCAATCAGTAGCTAAACCATGCCTTACGCTTTTGATACTTATTCAGGGAACGGTTCGTTAACTGATTTCAATATCTCCTTCCCTTACATTAACGAAGACCATGTAAAGGTTTACGTTAATTATACGCAGACCTCTTTCACCTTTGAACCAAACAAATCTACTGCTCGTTTAGGGAGTGCCCCTGCTAATGGAGCTGTTGTAGAAGTTAGAAGAATTACACCTCTTGCTAATGTTCTTGTCGATTATGCAGATGGATCAACTCTTACAGCTGGAGACTTAGATACTAATAACCTTCAACACTTATATATAGAACAAGAATTAGATGATATTCAAAACAAAGCTATAGCTCTATCTCCTACTACTGGTCTTGCTACAGCTAATAGCAGAAGAGTAACAGAAGTAGCAGATCCAACAGCAGCACAGGATGCAGCGACAAAGAACTATGTAGATACAACAAGGCAACCAGTAGATGCTGAACTAACAGAACTCGCAACAATGAGTTCAGGTACAGCTTCTTCTCTAGCTGATCTAACTAATACAGAAGTCCAGATCTTAGATGGAGCAACAGTTAGTACTACTGAATTAAATAAATTAGATGGAGTAACTGCTACGACAGCAGAGATTAATTATGTCGATGGTGTTACTTCTAATGTTCAGACTCAACTCAATGCAAAGCAACCGTTAGATGCAGAGCTAACAGAGCTTGCAACGATGGCAAGTGATACAGCTAGTTCTTTAGCAGATCTAACAGCAGCAGAAGTTCAAGCTTTAGATGGTGTTACCGCTAGTACTGCTGAG